CTTTGGTCTTCGAGCCCTTGCGCTTATCTGCCAGACGAGCATAGTGGTCGAGCAGTGTATCCGGGTCGGTGGCGTTGTGTGCCGCGTTAGATGCCTCACGGAGGAGGGCGGCGTCGGTAATGAGGTCAACGTGCTCAGGGCGATATGTCGATGCACCGGCATCGCTGACCAGGAGTGAGACGGTGGCAGCGTCCACAGGTGAGCGGGCCTCGCGTAGGCGTTGGCTGACGGTGAGCTCGTCGGCAGGGACACCGTCGACAGCCAGGGATAAGGCCGCCGCGTAGATGTCTTGGTGGACAGGCTCAAAGAAGTCGGAGGGCTTGAGATCACTAGGGAGAGGGAGCGCGTCACGGAGGAGGACGCCGAGGATGTGGCGTTCCGCCGGCACGTTGTTCGGAGGAGTCATGGAAGAAGGGGTTGGGGTTTGCGGGCGTGGGTGCCCAAGGTCAAGGTGCTTTGCGTTTAGGTGTCGGTCCGTAATGGTCGACGGCGCGAAGTCTGCCGCCGTCCCCGGTCAGGATTCGGTAACGTGCTTTAGACAGGACGCCTAGCTTCACGGCCTTGGCGATGTAGACGCTGGCGGTGTGCGCTGCTTTGACGCCCCACTTGGCCGCCCACTGATCGCGGGTCAGGAAGCCCTTGGGAGGTTTGACGGCGCTACGGTTTATCTCGGCCATGACAGCCAGCAGGATTGGGTCTTTCCCGACCCGGGTGTAGAGCATCTTCTGTCGAGACGTGGTCATTTGCTCTTAGGCTTGTAGACCTTGAGGTCAGTCTGCCAAATCCAGTTGCGTCCGACCTTGTGCACAAGCCAGACCTTCCAGTCTTGGCCGTCGACCCAGCCAGCCGCGAAGCCTGAGCCCCAGCGGGACGTGGCTAGGCGGTGCGATGCGTACGCCATGGCGTCCTTCTGGCAGAGACAGCCGGCGGAGAAAGCGGCGCCACCCTCGGCCTTGGTCAAGTTAACCTGGGCGAGCGTATGGGTGTGGCCGTGGATCAGAGCGCCTCCCCGGTCAGCGTAGTGCTTGCCCTGCTCGGCAGTGGCGTTCAGGCCGTGCGCGTAACCGTGGATGAAGGCAACAGGGCCGAGACGATAGACGCCCTTCTCAGCGTGGTAGGGCAGGATGGTCTTTGCTCCGCAGCTCTTCGCGGCGGTCTTGATGCGGGCCTCGAGGTCGGCACAGTAGTCGCGGACGATGGCCGAGCCCGAGGTGTGCTGGAGAGCGACGACCCGGTGCTCATGGTTGCCCATCAGGTAGACGGTGGGCTTGGTGCGTGCGAGGAAGTCCTCTCCGCCCTGGATGTCGGCCATGAGGGACTCAGCACCTTCCGCGTCATTGCCTACGCCACGGCGAAGTGATCGGAAGTCGAAGCAGTCGCCGAGGTGCACGCGCACGGTCGGCTTGTAGTCCTTGATGAACTCGCAGAGGGCGTCGGTGGCCTCATGGTCGACCATGTCGCCGTGATTGTCCCCGAAGGCCACGAAGCGGGTCGGTGTGCTCATTTGCGGTTAAGGTGAGGGATGGGCTGGCCGGAGTCGAAGGCCGCAAGCATCTCGTCTCGGCGCTGGCGGGCGGTCAGGAGGTCGTGGCCGATGTTCTCGACGATGTCAGTGCCACGACGACGCAGCCGAAACCAGTAGCAGTCGCCCAGGCGTTGCAGGTGGTGGTTCGGGTTGTCGGTGATGACCTTGTCGGACTTGCGGTGGCCTTTGCTCACCGTGTACTTGGGGCAGGCCAGCAGGAAGGCGACGCGATCAGGGGACAGGCCGACCTTGCGGGCCCACGCCACCGTCTCAAGGGTTAGAGCCTCCATGACTTTGCGAGGATGCGTCCTTCGGACATGATTTGCTGACGGGCGTTTGGCTTGAAGATGTACTCCTGGTCGAAGGAGTGAGAGGCGCGTATCTCGGCGATGCTGTCGAGCTCCTCGTCGTTGGCGGGGCCGATGCCAGCGGTCGAGACGTAGACCGTGCGCACCTTCCAGCCCTTCTCCCAGAGGATGTCCTGACAGACCCGCAGCTCATTGATGTAGCGCCAGTCGGAGCAGACCACAGTCTCAGGGCTGACCTGATCGTGGTGCTTCATTACCGGGCACCAGTTAGCGAAGTGTCGGGCGAAGACATCCTTGTCGAGGCGCCGTGCGAACTTACCGAAGGCCACTAAGGCGTCGCGGTTCTCGCACTTGAAGTCCTCGGCCATGAAGTTGCCGTCGAGCCCGAGGTAATCCATGAAGTGATTGCCGGCCTCCTTCAGCGCGTCGGCAAAGTTGATGTGCTCGGCAGGGCGGGTTGACCACTCCAGCAGGCCAGAGGCCAGCGTGTCCTTCCCTGCCCGGGCAAACCCACTGATCAGCACGAGTGTAGGGGCGGCCATCGGTGGGGGTGTTTCGGTCACGGCGGTTTTAGAAGTTAACGCCTTCAGCCGGGGGCAGCGCGTCAGGTACGGTCGGCTTCTGCGAGCCCTTGGGGTAGGTCATCTTGTACTTGAACTGCGGGCGACCGTTGTACTCGCCATTGGCTTCGCACTCAACGCCGACGAGGATGGTCTGGCCGCAGGCGGGTTCGAGATACTGGAGGTACTCGGCAGCCGTAGCGTCGAGCCTGATCTCCTCGGTGAACTTGCCGGAGTACTTGCCGACGAGCATGGCGAGTGCCTTGCCGTACTTGGTCGAGAAGTTTTTCGAGAGGCAAAAGCCCTTGTCGTCGACGAAGAAGAGGCGGGCGGAGCAGGTGCCGTCTTCCCAGACCTTGACCTTCTCGAACTTGGGCTTGATGAGCTTCAGCTTGTAGGTGCCGTTGGTCGAGATGGAGGTGAGCGGGGGGCGGTCGGGGTTGTTTTCGGTGGTCATGTTGGTATTAGGCAAAGGTGATGGCGGTCGAGGCGGTCGGTCCCTTAATGTCGATGACCTGGACTTCGTCACCGTAGGCCGGCCACTCGCCGAGGGTCGTGCACTCGCGGTAGGCTTGCAGCGCCTTCTCAAAGTCAGAGCAGGCGTAGGACATCAGTTCAGGGCCAATCTCGACCCATGCCGTTGCGTAGGGCGGGGCCTTCTCAACGAAGAGGAAGCGGAAGCCAAGCACGCGGCGCTCGAAGGCGGTCTCGAAGCACAGGCGGTAGAAGTAGGCTTGGAGGTTGTAGCGGTAAGCCCGGATAGACTTGAGGATGCCAGCAGGGGACGCGTCCTCGGTGGTCTTGAGGTCGTAGAGGTAGCCATCGGTACCCACGCCATCAATCGCACATTTCAGCTGCACGCCGCAGTGGTCCGTGGTGAACATAAACTCGGTCATCTCAAAGGTGACGTCTGCACGCTTAATGGCTTGCCTAGCAAACGCGGCGATCAGGTGGCACTCGGCAGACTCTTCGTAATTGACGACCGTCATACCGGGCTTGAGGCTGGACTGGAAGGCTTCGTAGGTGGCCTTGCCGTCCTTGGTGCGGCGGTCGCACTCGGGGGCCGTGACAAACTTCTCATTCAGCAGTTCGGGCTGGAGCACGGCGCAATGGATGAGCGAGCCCATACGGAGGGCCTTGGTCTCTTCGCGCTCCTGGTTAAGGTAGGCTTGGTAGTGTGCCGGTGACTTGAGCAGCTCTTTAGAGCCGGAGTAGTTAAGCGCCTGGATGCCGTCATAGAGGACGCGGTGGGTGATGGGTTCGGGTGGGATACGCATTGTGGTGTGGTGTGTTCTGGGTTGGTGGAAATTAGTTAGAGCCGTCATCATACTCAACGGAGAATCGAACGACCCATCCTATGACAAGGCCAGAGATAAAGAGCATCATAGCGCGTCGTCTTCGGGGCTTGAGTCCTCGACGCTGGCAGAGATGCGTCGCACATCTTCCAGAGCGGCGTCAGCGGCGTTCTCCATCGCCTCGAGCGTATTGCGGAGGACGCGGAGTTGAACGACGAGAACGTGCACGCGGTCGTGTAGCGGCTTGACTGCGGCGGCTTCGTCGGCGGTCTCGATGTGATCGGTGAAGACTTGGAGCTCAGTGATGGCCGAGCGGTTTAAATCCGACAGCGTGATGATGTCGGCGTCGTGCTGTTCATAACGTCCGGCGATGTGCTGGACGGTGGCTAACGAGCCCGTGATATTTTCCACGAGGCGCTTGATTGAGTCGCGGTTGGTCATCGGTTAAAAGTAAGTTCCTTTATCTCTCCGTTAGGGGCAAGCGTGAAAAAGCGAACCTGTGACCGGGCAAGCGAAGGGTGCGTCTTGCGCTTCCACAGCCCCAAGTCGGAGAGGTAGTCGGCGTGCTTGCGGGCGGTCATCTCGACATACGGGTAACCGTCAAGTAACAGGAGCAAGGCGTACTGGCCTTGGACGGTGCGGGCGATGCGCTCGATGCCAGCGGGGACAGGGCTACTCATTGGCCGGTCTTGGCCTTCTGCCATTTAGCCAGGGATGCGGTCATCACGGCTCGGGAGATTTGGCAGGTGATCATGTCGGAGCCAAGGATGTCTTCCATGACGCGGGCGAGTTGGTTGCCAGAATAGCGCAGTTCGGCAATGGTCTGAGTCTGGTTCTCGCTTCGGGCCTCAGCGCTGCGGCAAGCCTTCATCCAGAAGTCCTCGTTTGTGTCAGGCATGGTTGCGGGCTTCCTGCCAGTCTTCGATGGCCTCGATGAGTTCGGCGGGGTCAACGCGCTTGGCGTGGCGGACGCAGTACCAGATGGCGTCGCCGGCCTCGCGCATGCCTTCGAGGCGTTCCTCGAGCTGCTTGATGCGGGCGTCCTTAGCCGCGAGGAGGTTCTGGCCGTGCATGGCGCCCATCGCGGCGGAGATGGGGTCGAAGGGGTTGAAGTCGGGCTGGCTCATTTGGTCAGGGGGCGAGGGGTGAGATTGAAGTTAGTCGCGGTAGCGGCGACCTGAGACTTGAAGGATGCGGTGGCACCGTCGTCGTCGAGGTCAACGGAGATACCGCAAGCCGTCTGTATGGACTGCCGGCGGATGTAGGTGATGGCGCCGCCAATCTTCTGGGCGTCCAGACCCTCGGCCTTGACCATCAGTCGACCGAAGTCGAAGCGCTCACCCGAGGCGTGGAGGAAGGCGGTGTTGATGCCGACCTTACCTTCCTCGGAGACGAGCGTCTGGATCAGAGCCAGGTTGTGCTTGAGGAGCACGGGCTTGATGGCATCGAGCAGCGCGTCGAGGGACACGTAGCGGTTCTTGAAGCCGGGGTTTACTTTGTTGGCTTTGACATTATCGAGCTCAGCGAGAGCGGCGACTAGGTCAGAGGTGGGGGATTTGGGCGTGGTGCTCATGGTGGGAAATTATTTGGCGTCGGTCGTGGACTTGGTGACTTCACCGGCCTTGATGGTGGCCTCGATGTCAGCCAGGGACATCCGGGTGTAGTCGGGGACGAAGAGGTTGTAGTACGTCACGCCGTTGCGGACGGTCGGGGTCAGGAGGCGGGCGACCTTCTGATCAGGTAATACGATGTATGACGAGTCGGCGATGATGCGGTACTCGGTCGGGAGTTTGGTGTCTTTCTTCATTGGGGAGGAGTTTACAAAAGGGAGGGTTAGGCTGAGTTATGTTAACTCAGTTGATGACGCCGCGGGAGGCGGAGTCGAAGATAAGGAGGGCGTCGGCGTTCCAGAGGGTGACGGTCTGGGTCGGGAAGAGTTCGGCAGCGCGGGCCTTGAGTTTGTTCTTCCACTGGGTCGTGGTCAGTTCGCCCTTGGTGCCGCAGGTGTGCGTCTTCTGCCAGATGGCCGGACGGATGCGGTGAATCTTCCAGCCCATGGCGACGGCGGCGCCGTAGAGCACGCCCGTATTCCACATCAGTTTGCCGATGGCCGAGCCGGGGATGTTCTTGCCGGCGAACAGCGGGGGCTCCTCGAGGTACAGGCTTACGTCCTTGGCCTTGCAGCTCAAGTCAGCGAGGAACTGACAGACCTCGAAGTCAGACCCGGGCATCTTAGCGCACTCGACAGGATTGCCGTCAAGCGACCACACGATGCCACCGTTCACGCCAGGGTCGATTGCCACGAGAAGGTGCATGGGCAAGACCCTTGTCACTTCCCACGCTGGGACAAGCGGAAAAGATTAGCGACGCGTAGGGCGTAGTCGTTCGGGGCGAAGTGGTAGGACTTGGCGCCTTCGTAGCCACGGTTCCAAGCCAGGGCTAATTGCTCGGGGGTAGGGGTCGAGTAGCCGTCAGCCTTGAAGCGCTGCCGGAGGATGCGGAGGTGGGCCGCCGCGATCATGTCCTGGGCGGTGACGTTGCGCCACTGGGACCACTGATAGTGGAAGTGCTTTTCTGACTCCAGCAGGGCACAGGCATCGGACCACGCGGCCTTGCCTACCTGATACATTCCCCGTTCACCGGCCTTGCCAATGGCTTTGCGGTTCTGGCCGGACTCTACCTGAGCGATGGCCTCAAGGAAGGTAGCGTCGGAGGCCGCAGCTGAGTTAAAGCCGAGGAGGAACAGGGCGACGATGGAGAAGGGGCGGTTCATACGCGTCTCGGAACTTGTGATCCGGCGACCTCGAAGCCGTCGAGCTCGTAGGAGTATTGGATGCCGACCCAGCCGCCAGCCGCGACGTAAGCCTGGAGCGATACCTTCACGGCGCCGTCTTCGTGCAGGGCTTCGTGGTAGTGGGCGAGAATCTTCTTCACGTTGGTCGACGCGATGGCGGCCTTGGCCGAGATGATGTCCCCGGTCAGGATGCGCTCATTGACCTCGTAGATTTCGATGAGCAAGTTCCGCATACCTTCGAGGTGCTGGAAGTTACTCACTGATGTGCAGGTCGTCAGCCCGGGTATAGGGTTCGTCTTGGTCACGCTCAGAGGCCGCGTGATAGGGATAAGCGTCTGGGGTGATTGCCGTGCCCTTGATGATGGCGTCGTCCTGATCGCGGACGCGGGCCTGTAGCAGTTTGATGTCGGCAGCCTGTCGCTTGATGGTGCGACTCTGGAGGTCGAGCATATCCTCGAGGCGGTCGGCGTAGGCCTTGAGGGCGTTGGCGCTCATGTGCAGGGTGCGGGCGTAAGCCCAGGGGACGAGCCACCAGAAGGCGGGCATCTTGTCTGGTCGGATGGTTGTGATCATGTCGGGGGAGTGGGCTAGAGGGTCAGGCATTACTTGATGCGCTTGTAAGGACCGCGGCGGTCGATGTTCTTCCACTCGAGGCCGGTGTTGGCGGCCCAGTTGCGAACGGAGTTGAGCGAGACGCCCAGCGCGGCGGCGGCGTCGCCCTGAGTCTTGCCGGCTTCGTTCAGTGCGTTCAGCTGCGGGAACGTCTGTTCCAGTTTGCTGGCCGCCCAGGACTGCATGGGTCGCTTGAGCCTGATCGGGCGTCCGGCGATGGTGATCGTGGTGATGTCTGCTTCTTTAGGCATGGTATTTTTGTTTGGGTGTGGGTGGAGATTAGAAGTTGTTCAGGATTTCCAAGATGCCCGGGAACTCCGGGTCGAGGAAGGTGGCGAGGGCGAACGCGGCGAGCGTGGCCCAGAAGAGGATGGCGAGGAGTTTGGTCATTGGTGGAGGTAAGCACCTTGCCCGACTGAAATGCATTCGTCAAGGTTGTTTACGCAAATACCCTGTGACCCCATTAAAGGGGTCAGGGCAATTCGTGTCCCTCGGGTCATCGGGGCCCGCCATGAACGAACGTACCCCTACCCGACTGAGTTGACTATGCCCCTAGGTGTCCGTCCGTCAAGGGGTATTAGACCCCTCTGGCTTGCCCTAGGAAGCCTTTTGACGGCGGGAGCGTAAGAAGACCGCCAACCCCACCCCTAGGCACCCCACGGCCAAGGCCCAGCCAAGGTCGCGGACGGACTTCAGAGCCAGCGTCGCCCAAGAAAGGTTCCGCTCCAGGGACTCAGAGTCGGACTTGATGCTGGACCCATCGACGACGATCAGGGCAAGCGCCTCAGTGTTGTGCAATTGGTCGAGCACGAACGAGGAGGTAAGCGCGCAGCTGAGAGCCGTCACGCCAGAGACGACCGTCAGGATCAGGACGGCCAGAGTGAGGTTGGCCTCACTTCCGCTTGCGCTTGGCTTTGCCATTGGACTTGGAGGGCTTGGGATTGCCGGCGATGCGGTCGGCCTCGCGGTTGACCCTAGCCTTGATTGCCCGGAGAGCAGCGTCGAGGGCCTCGGGTGATGCATAAGCCAGACCGCCCACGGCGGCGGTGCGTAGGCTGTCAGATGAGATATAATCGGCCAACCCGTAATTGGCCATGACTGCGGTGATAGATGCGGCCGCCACGCGACGAGCCACCCACGACCAGGTCTGGCGGTCTTCGGACAAAAGCAGGCGGGCCGTCATGGCCATGGCCCCGATGATGCTCGCGACAAAGCCGTCACGCACCTCTTGCGGGATGCTCTCGGGGTCGATGGGAGGGGGCGGGCTCATTTACGGAGGACAGTCGAGAGGAGGCAGATGTTAGCGATGGCGTAGCACAGCCACATGACGGCCAAGGCAGGGCGATGGGCGAAGAAGCAGGCGATGCCGGCGGACGCGTAGGCCACGGAGGCAATCCCTGGGACGACGATGGTCGTGAACGTCTCCGTGGTCATGTGATGCGCGGGGGCTTGGCGTTGGGGGCGAGGACCACCTTGCGGTAGTTCTGAGCCCAGAGGAGGGCGGCGAGGTCTTTGCCTAGTCGGTCAATCTCGGCTTCGGGCTTATCGGGGAAAGTCAGATGCCCTTGCTCATGGCACAGGACTTCGAGCTGACGCTTAGCACCGAGACGCGGGTCAATCTCGATGAGGTTCTCGCCGATCGTGGCCTGACCCCATGCCTTCTCCTTGCCGAGTTTACGCCAGACGACCTTCACTTTACTTTTGCGGCGGCTCATAGGGGGCGTTGGCGCTGTCGCGTACTCGGTCCCAAAGCCAATAGATGCCAAGGCCAGCGGCCAAGGCTAGAGTCCCGCCGGCGATGTAGGAGAAATACTCAGAGTCGACGACGAAGGGGAAGGCACCGATGGCGGCACCAGAGAGGAGCAGGGGGATGCCTACCTTGGGGCCGGCAAAGGCCGTGGCGATGGCACCGATGACTGCTATGCCTACGCCTGCGAGCGTCCAGATGTTGTCGGAGGCTTCCCGCTTCACGCGCTCGACCTCGGCGGTGAGTTCCTTGATGCGGGCGTCCTTGAGCTGAGAGACGCGGGCGGCTTCCTTTTGGTCGGCCTCGAGCTTCTCCCAGGCTAAGGTGACGGCGGTCGCTAAGGTGCGGCCAAACTCCATCTGCTTCTTGTAGTCCAGCGGGTCGGCCTTGGTGGCTCGGGCCATAGCGAAGGCGACATCGGCCTCGGGCGGGGCGGGCAGATAGGATTGGGCTAGGCGGGACTCAGCGACGACGACCTTGGGTGAGGTTGCGTTACGCTCGATGACCACAAGGGCGGCGCCAACGCGGTGATCCGTCTTGTCGAGGTCTTTGCCTAGGGTCGTGACGACGGCCTGAGAGGTCGGGGCGTCCGGCTGTTTCGGCAGCGGGTCAGTCGGAGACGTGCTGCACCCGGTCAGGCAGAGAGCGATGACCAGGAGCGAGCGCACGGCTTACTTGCCCTTGAGGGCGTCGAGGGCTTGGCGGCCTTTGGCTTCGAGCTCGGAGGCTTTGCCAGCGTGCTTGCGGAATACGAGAGCACCGGCGACGAAGCCGATCAGGAGGGCGATGAGGTGGGTAATCATGGGTTCGGGATAAGTTCGACTTTGACGAGGGGGCCGAGGTCGGCGGGGGTCTGAGGGGAGGCGAACTCCACGACGTAGGGAGCACCGCCACCGAACTCTTCAAAGATAGGCTGGGCGTCACCGAACACAGCGCGGCGAAGTTCCTGAGGGTCTGCGATGACTAGACCTGAAGTGTTAATTTGATAACGCATGATTATGGGGCGATGTAAATCAGGCCACGGGAAAAGGCGACAGTTCCCAAGGTAGGCACAGCAGTCGCCACCAATTCTTCCTGCCATAAAACAGGCGCAGAGCCAGAATAAGAGGTATCGCCAGTAGGGCCTAGGGCGGTCGTAGCGTACTGCGTTCCATTAATGTATAGCGTCACATTCCCTGCACCGTCTGCAACGATGTCCCAGTCGAAATACTGCTGGCCGACAACCGCAAAAGTAGTCGCTACATTGGTGAGAGTCGTTCCGTTGTGGACTTGCAATACAGGGTTACGATTGGCGGCAGTAGCGTTTCCTGGGAGACTCCAACCGAAGGATTTACGAGCAGGGTCTCCGTTTGCGCTGTTTTCAGCCTTCCCGAAATAGAAACGAGCAGAAACGTTTGGATCAGACCAAGCCGCGTTTTCAGTGTAGAATCTACCGCTGCACCAAATGCGGCGAGAAAAGTCGATATAACTTCTATAGCCCTTTGAAATACATAGATTGGACTGGTCAACCTGAGAAGTTCCAAAGCTTCTAAACTTTGCTGAAGCGATACCAGCGCCAACGTTCATTAGTGATGAATACCATCCTGATGTAAATGTCCCCATCGTCCCGGTGGCCGTGTAAGTGTGGCCTGCTCTGTTAACCCGGATGAATCCCGGGTTCATCATCTGCCACATATCCGAACCGGGACTCTGAGCGACGGTCGTGCTGCTTGCCGCGCGCGACTGGGTAGAAGTCGCAAACGCAGGAACCGCCGCCGTGACGAACGCCGTAGTCGCCAGCGCCGTGGTGTTGTTACCCGGAGACTGCGTCGTGGCGATCGTGCCAGTCGGCAGGGTGGGCGTTCCCGTGAAGGTCGGGCTGGCGAGGGGAGCGTAGGGCGACAGGTCGGGATTAAAAGCCGCCGTAGTCTGAACGGTAGCGTCCCCGAAGGTGATAGATCCGCCAGAAGCAGGAAGAATTAAACCAAACGGAGAAAGTGTGGTTACATAATCGGTGGAGCCAGGGTTATCATAAGCCCGCAGGCTTAGGACACCTGTTGCGGTGACATAGTTTAACTCGATGCCAGACGTAGGGCTTGAAGGATTGCTGGTGTCGTAAGTCGGATAGAGGGCCAGACTAAAATTATTCTTATCTAGACCGAATGAACCAGACTCGCTGACAATAGCCGCACCGAAGCCATCGTCTACGTAAGAGGCGGTGCTTCCGCCAACTCCATAACCACTGCTTGAGGTAATTACATTTAAGGTCGAAAGCGTGTCGCTAATTTCAGCCGCGCCTTCTGACAGGTTGACTGCTCGGAAGGCCGCCGTTTGTGCAGTACCGAGCTGGAGGTTGTTTCGCGCCGAGGCGACGCTATTAACGTCAGACAGATTTGCACCCTTGGTCATGTACGAAGTCATGCCGGACACAGTCTGGTACTGCTGGGTGGCGTTGCTGATGCGGGCGAACAGGCCAGCGGTCGTCGACCAAACGTCGCCGTTAATTGGCGCACTCGGGGTCACGCCGTGCGGTATGTTGAACCCAGCCGAGGCCGTGACCGAAGGAATGGTGTTGACCTTGCCGTTCTGGTCGATGGCCACGAAGGTCGTGTCCGAAGCCTGGTCATGCAGGGTCAGGATGTTGCCTGTGCCAGCTTGCTGAATGAATAGCGCCGCACCTGTCGAGTTCGACGTGATCGTGACGTTCCCCGTAAGGGCGGAGTCGGCAGAGTTGGCCTTTAAATCCAGCGCCGCCTGTAAATCAGTCTGGGTCGAAAGCGTGCCGGTGATGGCTCCCCAGGCTACCGAGGTCGCAGGGGTGACGCCGCCCACGTTGACCACCCAAGAGGCGTATGTACCCGACCCGGTGTGGTGGTTAACGTCCACAGTCATCACACCCGTGCCAGAGTTATACGTCAGCACCTCGCCGTGCATATGGTTGGAGGCGTCGTAAGAAATCGTGATGTTCTGGGTCGGCGTGTACGAGAGGCCCGTGCCGATCGTGAAGGTCTTGTTGCCGTTGCTGACAGTGTTGCTCGTCGTCGAGGTCGTCAGGTATCGGTCGCCGGAGATGACCACATCCCAAGCCGCGTTCTTCCGGGCGTACTGCGATCCGTTCGACGGGGCGTCATTGACTACGGCAAGAGAGCCTAGGCCAGAAATGTCGGTATTGTCGAGGGTCACCACGCCGGTCTTTCCTGCGACCGAGGTAACAGGAGCGGAGGTCAGGTAACCCTGAGCCTTGACGAAGGCCGTGGTGGCGATGCTGGTACTGTTGTCCGAGGTAGCCGGGGTCGGGGCGCTAGGGTTGCCAGTCAGCGCTGCGTTGTCGAACAAGATTTCAGCTCCAGGGTAAGCCACCGTCTGCTTGGATATTCCACCATGCCAAAACGTAATGCCGTCCCCTTGGATCGTCATAGTCTTTGCAGTTGAGCCTGAGCCACCACACAGGCTGATTTGGCTCCAACTCACGGTTGTATACCGATCAGCACCCAATGAGAAATTGTTTAAATACAGGCCACCGATTCCATTGGTATTAAAAATGGCGCCCGTCATGTAGCCTCCAGCCAGAGGAAGGTAGGTCGATAGGTCTACTGATAGGACGCCAGAGGCAACGGCCAGCGGGGCAGAGACGCTGTTGATGTAATCAGCGGGAAGGGTCGCCCAGCCAGTGTCGTAGGAGGTCGAGGATAATTTCTGGAGCACCTGCCCGGTACTACCGCCAGCCGCCACGCCTTGACCAGGAGCGCCTTGGGGGCCAGCGGGGCCAGCGGGGCCAGCGGGCCCAGGGACGCCGACGCTACCCGACAGCGTACCAGTAATCGTGCCAGTGACCGTGCCGGTGACTGTGGACTGGTCAGCCGCAAAGGTGCCAGAGATGGTCCCGAAGGTCGAGGCCGTCGAAGTGATGATCGCGTCGGGCATGGTCTTAGACCGTGACGGAGTCGATGACGTTGACGCGGAAGATTTCGGTGCGGCTCACCGTTGAGCCAGGGAAGACGAACTTGATGTCCCAACGGGCTAGGCCCAGCGCCCAAGAGGCAGTCGAGCCAGTGTAGGCCACCGTGAAGGACAGGCCATCGCCGGCAACCGTGACCGTCATAGCGTACTCATTGAAGTCGCGGTCCTCGAGGGTCGAGGTGATGGTCGTGGCAAGGAGGTTGGCAGGACCAGTCGCCCCGGGCGTCCACGTGAAAGTGCAGGCGAAAGAGTTGCCTTGCGACAGGCTTACTTGATTGGTGCAGCTCATCGGGTCTTATCGTTGCGGGAGTTGGAAGGGGGGAGGGGGGGTCGGGTCAGAAAGCGGTCAGTTTATCAATCGTGAGCGGTGGATCGGTATACCCTGAGGCCGAGACGTCTTGTCCCGCGGCGGTCAAGTAGTCGGCGTTGAGTGTAAATGTTCCACTTGAAGATGTGACCACAGAGCCAATGAGCTCGTCTGCCTCGTCCTGATTCATTTCAAGAGTCCAGACGGCGCCAAATAAGACGAAATAATCATTATAGGGGGCAAGGTTTAGAGAAAGAGTGGGCCCACCAAAGTAAGGGAAACTAGGCTCGCGGCTGACAAAGCCGTTTCCTTCGGTCGTTCTAAATCCGTTGTTCCACTCTATGTTAAAACTATCAACAGTTGCAAACGACGTCGTCGTCATGATCGGCCGACGCAAAGAGGCCCATGTAGGGAAAAACGAGCTGTTTCCGATTATTGGCATCAGATTCGAGCGTAATAATATTTGGCCGTGATAGTGCCGAGCTTAAGGCGGTCGGCCCACAGCGAGCCGGTGATGTTCTGGCTGACCGTGAAGGTCGTCGGGGTGGTGACGTTGTCGACGGTGATGCTGCCTATGATTACAAAGGCCTGCGTATCGGTATCGGCAGGGTACTGGTCGTTCCCACCAATCACTTGAGGGTATCGAACACTTGTCACATCTGAGGACGGGTAGTCGTTAGTCGACGCGTCAGGTCCAGTCCGCAAAACAATATAAGACGTAAGGGTGGTTGCATCATAATTGACTGAAACAAGTTCGGCAGTTGGCGGGTCGGCCACGCCAGCGGTGACCCGGTCTAGTAAAACCGTTGTCGAGGAAATGTAATCATCGAGGGTCGGGACGATATTGTTAAT